TTGTTCTTTTATAATATTCTGTTAGAGCCGTTAAATTATCTAGTTCAGAATAATCTCTATTTAATTCAACATAATCCTCTAAGCTACCACCAGTTTCTTCTATAAAATCAACTAACTTCTGTATATTTTCTGGCAGCTCTTTACCTGTTGCTTCAGCTTCAGCTATAGCCTCTACAGCTTCTTCAGCTAGTTCTTTAGCTTCTTCAACAATTTCTTCATCTACTACTTCTTCAAGAGCGGGTTCTTCATCTTGAACACTTTGCTCTTCTTCTCTGGTAGGTTCTTCATTTTGCTCTTCGACGTTTTCTTCACGAACTTCTTCGCTAGCTTCGGATTCGTCGCGAACAGGTATCTCATCTGTGCTTTGCTCTCCAGTGGCATCTTCTTCTTCCTTTATTGGTTGACTTAAGTCTATTTTTATAACGCTGTCATCGCCAGCAGATTCAAACTTACTTTCGTCAATAGTTTGTTCTTGTGTAGTTTCTTCAACTACATTTTCGTTTTCTTCCATAATATAAAATATAAGTTAATAATTATCTAGGTTCAAATCCACCTAAATCAAACCCACCAAGTACATCATTACCTGATGATTCAAACTTTTTAGGTGGTTTATTTGTTTTTCTTTGGTCTATAAGCTCGCTTTGTTGGCTAGCTTGTATTCTAGTTCTTTCGTCTTTGCGATCTTCTTTTTCTTTTTCTCTACTTTGCAAGCCTTGTGTTTCTAAAGATTTTAACTGCATGTTCATTTCAAACTCTAATTGCATAAGCTGCTTTTTAATTTCAGCTTCTTGGTTTAATTTTTGAACATCTAATTGTATTTGTAGCTGAGCTAGCTGAGCTTTAGTTTGTGCTAGCATTTGTTCTTTTTGTGCCTCAAGCTGCGCAGCGTTTTGAGCTGCTTGCGTATTAGCCTGAGTTTGCATTTGTATGTTTTGCTGTTGCAGTAGTCTGTCTTTAGCTTCTTTTTCTTTACGTCTAATTTTTAACAACTGATTAGCTAAACTTACATTTCTTATTTCTCTTATGTCTATAGCATCTTCTAAATCTATATTTTTCTGCTGCAAAGCTTGTTGTATATTATTTTCAAGTAAAGCTTTTTCTTCTTCATCTGGCGCTAGCTCTAAAAATATACCAAAATCATATAGATGTAAGCTAGACATTTCTTCAAGTGTAGCTACATTGTTAGCGCCAACAGCTTGTATAAAAGCGTCTTTAGTTGGTGAGTATTCTATAACGTCTGATATTCTAAGTGATAAACACTCTGCTGTTTCAGAAGTTAAGTATAAGCCTGCTTGTAGTATGTGTCTTGTAGCAGTATTGCTGTTGGCAGCTGCTAGCTTTTGTACCCCAACTAAAGCGTTAGAGTCTGGAGTGCTACCATCTCTAGCTTCATTAAGCCCGGTTGTATCGCGTATCATTTGTAAATAATAGTTGTAATTACCTATTAAAGCCTGTAATTTATTACCGCCACTACTACTTCTTATTTCTTGTATTGGCACTTTACCAGGATTTATATCACCATCAGCTGTCATTGATCTACCGATAACACTACCTGTTTGGAAAAACATATTTAAAGCTTCTTGCGGATTATAGTTCGTGCCATTGCCTAAATCTATTTCAGCTAAACCATCTGCGTCAAGATACACTCCGTCAGGAACTAATCTTGACATAACTTGTTGTATTTTATAATGCGTAAGCTGTATCATATCTGCAAAACCAGTTATTCTACTAACTAAAGATTCTATACGACCTTTATACATGCGAGGTGCAACTATAGAATAATTCATTTTTACTTTAGTATAATCACTTTTTGAGCGCATCATGTTTTTTGACATTTCCCACTTTAAAAGTTTATTAGCTCCAATAACGTAAGCACCTTCATACAAACACTCAACATTGTTTTGTAGTTTTGAAAAGTTTGCATTTTCTGTTTCTGGCGGATTAAAAGTATCGTCTTTTTCTATAGCTCTTTCTAAGCCTGTTGCAGTTTCTTTTATTTTATATACTTGATTCATATAAGTTTTATAATTAAAATATAAAACTTTTACTTTATTATTGTCTTGTTTATCGTAGGTAGAGTAATTTTCGTACTTATATGTTTTATTTTTTTGTATATCTTCTAAATCTTCTTGAGTTAAATGTGGAAACTGTTTAGCTAACTCGTTAATAGGTATTTCTTTGACTTCTCCAACATAATATATATCATCAAAATATGGAGACTCTGTATATGAGTACACCAAGTCTGCAGGATCAACATAATCTATAGTAATACCTTCAGACGTGTTGAAGTTTGTTTTAACAGCGCCAATACCTAAAACAGTTAAGTCGTAATAAAATCTTTTTTTAATAAGATCATATTTATTTCCTTCAAACAAAACATTTAAAGCTTGCTCTTCTGCTAATTCAACAGCTTGCTTATATGTTAACTGCATGTGTAACTTTAGCTCTTCCTCAGATTTAGGTAAAGCTTCAGGATCATTTTCATACAGATTTATACCAAAAGACTTCCCAACAAAATCATTTAAATTTTTAGTCTTCATATCTCGAAGCAAAGACTCCATGTACTCTGTGCGTTTTTGCACGCCAAACGGATCTTGAGAAAAAGCTTTTATATCATAAGCTTTGTCAGCCATACCGTTTACAACAATATCTACAAACTTAGGTATAATAGGAACTGGTTTCCAGTCTAAGTTTAAATAACTAAGATCGCCGTTTATAGATAACTCATCTTTATATTTTTGTATTGACTGCTCGCCTCTTGCGTATAATCTAAGATTATGAAAAGTTCTTTGATTATGGCCATGCATACTGTACGAGCCTCCTCTAGTAGATTGATTATTACCAAACCACTCGTACTCTATGGCTTTAGCAATTTTTAAACCATAATCATAGCTAACTTTTTCAACATCACTAACTACTTGGCTTGGAAAATATTTACCTGTACTTGTGTAAGCCATATTTAATTTTTAATTATTTGTGAGTAATAGCCATCATTTTTGTATCTAGCTATACCTAAGTTTATTTTTTGTTTTTGCCTATTTGGCGTTGGTCTATACAAGTGTCTATTACAGGCCATTATAGCTAAGCCACTGCTAATAGAAGCATCATGCTTTGTTCTTTTATTTATATCAAACTTAGCCCAGTCGCTCAATGTTTCGTTAAAATACATTGCCCCGTATGAGCCGTCTTGACGCATACCAACATGATCGTTAATATACATTTCAATTGCAGCTGCATGAGCTTGTTTAATATCTTCACTAGAGTTTGGCATACCACCTACTTCTTTTTCAGTTGTAGATAATTTATTCCAAACTTTATCTGGTCTATTCATACTAAAACCTCTATAGCCTCTACGTTTAAAATAGTACAAAAGTCTTGGTTTATTGTTTTCCGCAAGTAATGGCATGCCATAAAATACACAAGCCATTAGTATGTCTTCAAAAAATATTTCAGCGGTTTGTGGTCTAGCTATATATTCCAAGAAAAAAGTATTAGCAGGTGCTGATTCCATGCTAAATTTAGTTAATCCATGAAGAGATCCGTTGGATCCTCTACCGTCAACAGTACCGCTAATATCATAGCTATCGCAACCAAAAGCGCCAATATGCTCATTTCCAGGATATTTTATTCCATTTTTAAGTATTACTCGGTTTTGCAAATTTCTATCTGGTACCCAACTAACTTTAAATCTACCGTTTGGATCAGGATTAAAAACAACTTGAGTGTCTTTTATTCCGTTAATCCATTGAAAGCTACCAGTAGTTACTACGCTAGAGCTAGTAGATCCCTCGTTATAATCTATTTGCTCATATATTTTAGCTAAATTAAATAAGCTATTTTTAGTTTCATCTCTAAATGCATGCTCTTCAGTTCTTGGAAATTGTCTGTAAAACTCGTTTAAAGCATCTTGATCACTTTTTAATCCTTCAACTTCGTTTTCCCAATGATTAATTACGCCTATGTCTATTAATTCACTGTCTGGTCCATAAACTTCGGATGAGGGAGTAGTGAATACAGGTCGTCCGTATTCATCAATAAAGCCTTCAAAGTTCCATTCCATTGGGATAAACAAAGAATATAGACCAGATTTTGTTTGGCCATTTCTATTTCGTTTTGTGACATCGCTGTCGTTATATAGTTTTTTAAAATTACCACCGCCTTTATCTAAAGAGTTTGACGTTGAGCCCATCATACATTTACCTATAATTCTACTACCTAATCTTAAACAAGTTTTTGTTACTCGCCAGTTATTAAGTATATTATCAGGCCTTTCCCACTTGCCGCTTTCATCGTGTACTAACAAACTAAGCTTTTCACCATCGTAGCTGTTATCACCTGTATTTTTCCAATCAATAGTAGTATCAAGTCCAACCAGCTCTTCTTCTTGCTCGTTCGTAGTAATTTTTCTACGCGTAAACTTACTTGCAGGAACCCTATAAGCAAGTTCACTTTTAGGCCTGTCCATACCGTCTTGTATCGGTTTAAAAAAGAAAGGATAGTTAATAGATATTGGTACAACTTTATCGGTAAACATTTTTTTAGCATCGGCTCCTGATTTTGATAATATTCCATATCTAGCATCTGATGATATTGTAGCTAGATTTACTGTTTCAGCAGAGCTCATAAACGAAAAGCCACTACGTCTGTTTTTTAAATAACACATACCGTAGCAGCGCTTATCTG